TTCACTATAAAAATCAGAAATACCCTTAGATTGAGTATAGGTAGGGGTTTGTAATTTTTCTAATTCGGACTGCGCTTTTTTTGCTTTCGCTGCCCCAAATATAGTTTGGGCAAGTCCTGCACCAGCAGCTATTAATGGTACTAAAGGGAGCATAGGGTACTTATTTAGTGTTTAAAGGAGATTCTTTTATCAAAACTTCCACCTCTGTCAAAGTTATAAAATTTGAAGCATTTTGTTTCACCAATTTAGCCTTTAGATAAGAGCCTTTCAGGAAATCACCATTTATCCACCCACCACGACTGTTTTCGTCTCTATAAAAGGCGCTTGAAGGCTTACTTTCTAATACACGGTAATTGGCGTTCACCAAATGGCTTTGTTGCTTGGTTGTTCCATATGAAATTCCATCTGTTTCAATATCTCCTTTTGTTGGAGATTGCCAAATATCGCTTGCTGTTTGTGTTATTGCTTGCCATGATTTTTTCATGGTAATATCCTGATTAAAAACAAGAGTTATTTCAGCATTATACTGAACTCCAAAGAAGTTACAATAAACACTTGAATTTTGCTTATAGAGAATGCCTCCCGACCATTGATAATTTACTCCGTCTGCATGGGTGTACCATTCTGCATGAATATCATAAAAAGAACAGAATCCGTTTCTATCTTCATTAAAAGAAACATTGGATGGGTCTGTTGTCGTACTATCTTGTAAAATTTGGTGATACTGATTATCAAAAGCATCAAAAAATCCCATGACCTTTGCAATACTTCCGTTTGGCCTTAATAGTTGCCCGTTGTATGGTAGTACTAATGTAGGAAGGTAATACTGCCCCTTATAAAGTAATCCTAAATCTGTTAAGCCGTCTGATGAAAGGCGAATACTCCTTCCGGTTATAATATCCGTAAGGTAGTCTGCATTTACATTTGAAGCAAGATTAGTTGGATAACCACAAAGTCCGTATGTTCCCTGATAATAGTTAATATTATTGGTGGTTATTATGTCGTTGGTAGTTACTAATTGGCTATCCCCTGCATTGTTTTGGATATACCTTGCATAGATACCATATTGTCCTATCCCTCTATCCTGAAATACCCGTAATTGCCTATCCCTTACCCTTAATCTTCTTATGTCTCCTTTTGATAAGTCAACAAAATCTTCATCTGCTGCCTCGAATATATTAAGTTCGTTTATTCCAATTTCACGGCTGAATTGCCCCCCCCATCTCACTTGGTTTCCGTTGTATCGTTGCTTTGCATTAAGGTCTATTGCCCACCCTCTGCCATTTGAATTAACGGCACTCTGGAAATAGTCGCTATAATTAGCGTCCATAAAATATTCAGTAAGACTTACTACGGACGGGGATGCACTCTCATAGAATGTTCTTGGCCGGTAATAAACATCTCCGTCAAACCATTGAAAAGTTGCTGGTTGTGACGCTGTTTGGTCGGCTATCTGTCCTCTATGGTATCTGTTTCCACCGCTTGTATAAATATCATATTTTTCTCCCCACTCATAAAATAATTGCGTTTTATCTGAATTAGTTGGTTTGGGAGTGTATAGTTCAATCAACATCTGGTATTGATATGGCGCAGATGGCAATGTAGAGGGTAAGGCGCATTTTATAAACAGCCCGGAAGTAGCGGGTGTGTGCATTGTTTTTTGCACCGTACCTACAATTTCCATGTCAAGTTGAATATTGTATGGCACAAAATTACTTGCCGTATATGCTGCAATAACTCTTATCCTATCCCCTTCGGTAAATTCGTATGAAGGAACAAAGCCTGTATTTTTAACATTTTGGTCAACTAAGTTTTGTATGCAAAAATATATGTAATCGCTTTCTGCATAGTAGTCGTTAGTTACCCAATAAAGAAATTTAGTAGGTAGTAAGTTTGCCCTTACCCATTGATAAGAAACTGCCCAAGTTGGAGGCGTATGATTAATAGATGCCGAAACTATGGGTACTTGCGGTACATTGCTATTTGTGGCAAAGTTTGGTAGCGTAAAAGCAAAATCTGTTGTATCGGTTGTATCTCCTACAAATGAAATAACACCGTTAGTTTTCCCTCTGTCATCAAAATAAACAAGTCCGGTTCTTCCGGTACAACTCCATTTCCAAGATTGCGCTGCCACTTCTGAACCTGCTACCGAAACACCAACAAGTACATTAGTAATAGAACCTGTCCCTGTTGAGGTGATAACTCTCAAATACCCTGCACCTAAGTTTGTTGCTAAAATATTATTGCCTGTTAATAGGGCTGCTAATGAGTTTACGATGCTATTTTGAGTATTGCCCCCGATAGTGGTATAGCTTACGTTTTTGGGAGAAGCGTCACCCCCTGCACCTGAACTGTAAATAAAATAAACGGTATAAATAGCACCTACCTGAATAATCGGGCCAATATAAATTGTTACTTCATGCGCCCCTGCATAAGCATAGGAAATTATCGGGATATTTGGTGCTGATAGTCCTACTGTTACTGTTACATCAACTTCATTTCTTTGCAACTGGTCGTACCCTTCTGTTATACCTCCGTAAATAAGCACATCCCCGTTAAGGGCTTCCATTGTATTAGCCTTGTCTGGTAGCCAACTGAAATATAAATCTGTTTCACCAATTGGTATGGTGGGGTATGCTCCATTGTTATAAAAAGAATAGGTGTATGTTCCACCGGGAGAGATACCGTACTGTACCAAATCAAGTGTATCTATGAAAAAAAAATCACTCCATGTATCATCTACATTTGATTGCCCTACTATTTCTATTGCTGTTGAATCTTCACCTCCTGCGGTCAAAAGAACTTGTATATTGTTATTTTTTGTAGGGTCGTTATTGGTATTTAGGTTGAACCCGCTATCGTCAAACGCCATTTTGGATATTGGAGAAAATGTTGATTTTTCTCTATTAGCATACAACCAACGATATGAAAATCTAAATAATTTTTTACGAAGGTTATTTACATTGACATTAGCATCATCAGCATAGGCGCAGGTAGCTGGTTCAAGAGGTGCATTTTTACCAGCATTAATCATGTCTTCGGTAAATGGAGACAGGCTTGATACTGTTGATACGTTTATATAACGAGGTCTATTGTACCCATCTGTCCAATAGAGCAAATTCCCTTGTCCCGGTTCTTGGTAAACGATAGCGCAGGAATGTACGGGATAGTTTAATGAAAAATTAAAAATATCGGTTGCGCTATTAACCCCGCATCTGAATATTTGTGTAATGGTTTCTGTTTGTATGTCTAATTGATAGATGCCATGATTTCCGTTCTGATTCCAGTTAAACCAAAATATTAAATCATTTACTTGGTCAAAAAAAGAACCGATACATTCATTATTTCCAGAAGGGAGGCTTGAATTTGATATGGCATAGTTTCCTTTCACATTTTGAGCCTGCAAAAAGCTGCCTTCCATTGGAAACCGGATGTTACGGGCATATTTATGCGAATTTTGCTGGATAGTATATTCGCTGCTATCCAAATCCATTACCCCGTTAAAAATCTTTTTATCTATCATAAATTCCCTTCTATTAAAATTATTTTTTCCTCTGGTATTACCACATAAATAGTATTAGAATAAACTAATTGGGCTATTATGTCTTCGGTATTGTATAATACCGACTCCCCTACTGAAACCGTTCCCGGCATATTATCCCAAATTTGGTCTATAAGGCCAAACCTAAACATTTCGCTGGGAGGCACTATGCCGGTAATACTTGGACTTCCAGTTCCATATATTGCCACTTGGCCCGGATATAGTCTCGCAGGTAAACTCATTTATTAACTCTTTACGGCCAACCTTTGTGTTTCTAAAAGCCATTGGTACAGGTCGGGTAGTCTAATTGGGTCATACCTTGCTATTGCCAATCTTCTTTCATTATAAAAATCCCTTCGTCTTGCTTCTGTACTGTTATTCTGCATATGCGTTTTTACAGGCATAGACCTAATATCTTTCCATGCTAAATATGCTATTATCGCTTCTTTAAATTGTACAGGAACATAATAATCACCCCCTTCTTTTGGACTTGATATATATTCTAATACAACGTAGTCATATGGGAAATTTTCACTTAGCACCATTACCCCATTGGCATTGTCTATTTTATAACTTCCGATAAAAGGCGTTCCGCTTGGCAACCCGTACAAAACACCAACTCCATACCCGTTATAATAGTTGTACCACCCAATGCCATCTTGATTATAGGCGGTAGGTATAGTGTTATCTTGTGTTTGAGATAGTCTTGTAGGCTGTAAATCGTAAGCCGTTGAGAGGTTGTTATTTACTCCCATTGTTATCACTTCTCCTTGCTGATTAAATACTCCTACTTTAGAATAGTTTAAATAGTCTGCGGGAAGTGTTACTGTAAGATTTGCATTTACGGGTAGTTTTACTGACTTGACAGCATAAAAAACATCAAGACCTAATTCGGTCATGGCTCTGAACGCTAAGTGGAAACATTTAAAGTATTTATAATTTCCCTGCTCACTTTCGTCAAGGTAGTCATTTATACATTCATCCAAATTTAGCCACTGCCTGTTTTGTGTTGTCATCTTAACCCTGTTTAATTCAATGCTATAATAGCATCCATATCCATTATAAAATGCAAATCCCCGTCAATAAGAACTTCCAATCCCCAATCCCTTACCCTATATGCTGTATCTCCTTTCTTTAATGTCATTTTTCTTTTTGCTGTTCCATTACCAACGGCTACCACTTTCACTTTATGAGATGGCTTTCTAAGGCTTTCTGGTATGATAATACCCCCCTTTGAAATTTCATCGGAAGGAAAGGGTTTTACTAAAACTTGATTTCTTATTGGAGTCATTTTTTGTCTTTTTTAGTTGTCGCCTTTTTTTTCTTTGGCTCTTCGGTAAAAATTTCTTCTTCTATCGCTTCAAGCCCCCCTTCTTTTTTCCAATTCAAATACTCTGGTTCTCCGTACCATTTGAATTGACTACCCGCTACTTTTACATACGCCATTTTATTAGCCTCGTCAAAGTCCACTACCTCTCTTATTTCTCCTTCTTGGGTTATATAATTTCCTTTCATTTTATTTAGTTTATAGGCAAGTCTTGCCCGTCATTTTGCAAATCTTTGGGTTGTGCCTTTTGTAATAAAAGCTGTTGCTTAATATATTCTACCATAATTGGTATGTAATCTGATGGAACATTTAATGTGCTGTTTAAATTAGTGGCATCCCCACCACTAACCATAGTTACAGATGCGGTGTATTGGCTTAGTAAAAGTGTGCTTATGGCATATATATACTCCCCTTCATAATAAAACAACGTCTTATTCGGAATAGGTCGCATTGTTTGATAATATGTTTTTTGATTTTCGGATAACGGAATACATGGATAACTTACCTGTCCGTTACTGTCTTTAAATTGTAAAGTAGAAATGCCTTCATTCTTACCTATTCCTATTGGGATTTGAGGTAAAGCAATTTTCCATACAAAGTTTTCATCTTTTGATACTTCAATACCTTTGAATGAAGTGTAAAATGAATTATTTACAAACCCTATACCATCAATTCTTATGTTATCGGTATAGTTTGATTTAGCCGCTAACGCTATCCCATCATTAAGCCATGAGTTTACAAGCATCGGCGTAATACTGCTGTCATCGGGAATGTAGCCCCCGTATATCTGCCTTAAAATCCTTTCTATAAATTCGCCTCTGCTCATTATTGTCCTAATTGTTTTATTTCGTTAGCATATTGACTGACATCCCCAAAACTTAAATTCACACCTATTATTCTCAACTGCCTGACTATTATTTCCATAATACTTGCATCGTCCCAAACAGGTTGTGTACTTCTTGCTGCCGAATAGACAGGTAGCCCATTTTCGTCATCGGTATAACCCCACACTGCATTTGGAGGGTTTCTTACATAATTTAATTTTGCCTGATTAATTTCATTGGGAAAGAAGCGGAAACCAACATCTTCTATCATATAAACAGGCCAGTTAGGTATTCTGTCAATTACACTTCCATAAATAGAATAGAAATAATTTTGTTGTACCTCTCTTATACGGTTGTATCCGTATATGCTCCACATAGCATCTGTTTGAAGATAGTCGCCGGGATAAGGAGAAAAACCGGTAGTATCCACAGTTAGATTATACCCGTAAATAATAGGTGTTAATCGCTGCCTTACTACCGTGTTTTGCCCGAACTCTACGGGGGCTACTGGTCGCCCTTGTCTGTATTGTTCCAAATTACCCAATAGAAAAGCCGCATAGCTTTTTTGGGCAATGTTAAATGAGTTGTTGAAGTCTGACGGGGATATATAACCCTGTTGCAGATTCTTTGAGCAGAAATAAAGGACAATATTGTAAACATCATTTATATTATACATTACTTCTTTTCATTTTTTACGTTGCTGTTCGCTGCAACTGTTCTTTAAATGTTACACCTTCCGGTGAATTTGTCATTGCCAAGTCGGTAAGGTACTCTGCTGGCTGTTTATCATTACCCATTACACTTATCATACCACCACCGTTTGCCCAATATATCCTTCCCGGCTCTCTGCCTATTTCAATTTTATTATCAGCAATAGCTTTTCTAACTAACCAACCTATTTCTACTTGCTGCGTTCCTAATGTTTGCTTAAAATAAGCCGGGTTTCTTTTGGCATACCTTACATACTCCAATCTTACCCCTTCATCTGTTTTCGGCTGCCCCAAGTCGTTAATCAATCTAAGACCCAAAAACGCTGCGTGTTTCTTCATGTCTTCTGGTTTTGCTGCCTTTGCAAGCAAAGCCATTTCCAATTCAAAATCTTCTCTTTCTAATGATTCTCTTTCTTCTTTTGCGGCATCATATTCATAAAATTCAAAATGACTGCCCGTTTTTTTTGAAGGACTTCCTATGTTATGCTTTGTACGTCTTGCAAATTCAAGTGCTGTTTCATCATAATCAGGTATCCTCAATATTTTTGTGCCTCTTACAAAACTCAAATTGCGTTGATTTTGCCTTACATAATCAGGTGTCAGTTCTTTTTGTTCTGACATCCAAACGGAAGGGATACCTGCCAAAAGCCGCATCCTTTCTACTCTTTTTGTATTAGGATTATAAGCATCATCTATTCCCGGAACATGAACACCGCCATTTCTTGTGTTATTAACCAATTTAAAAATGTGCCATTTGGTTGAGGCTTGCTGTTCCGTTTCTGCTTTTATTTCACTAACTATTTTGTGTTCTGACAAAGAACTTGCTGATTCTTGATGTTTCTCACCTTGAAGGGAGTAGTTAACATCTGACAATTTAGCCATTTGCTTTTTTTATTTTATAGATTACCATTTAAGGAACTAATGCCACCTGCAATACGCAAGGCCGGTTTTATTTTTAAAAGTAGCCCCTTATTTCAGAGGCTACTTTTTGTTTTTAAGCTGATTGAACAATAACAAACTGGTTGGCGGCTGCCACTCTTGAACCCCTGTAAGTTATCATTTCAACATTATCATTCATTGTCCCGTTAGAAGGGTTTTGAGAAGCACCACCATGTTGCCATACACGAATACCATTACCCAATGTACCGCCCTTAACAGGCTGTTGATACATTACAGTAATGTTCTTGTAGGCTTTGGTAGAATCTCTTGCATCCCTTGTTTCTCCTTGTGGACAAATCATGCCAAAGTTTCTGAAAAAGTCAGTAACCGGGGTAACACCTGTTGTATATTCAGTGTTAAACGGTTTGTACTTTTTCACTTTCAGCATATAGCCATCAATATTCACCCCACGACAACCGTAGTTAATCATAGCTTCTTCTGATTTTTCGCTTGAACCCCAAGCCCATGCACCAGCAGGGAAGGCGGCAAATAAACTATCAGAGAAATTTTGATTTTGGTAAATATCTTGTAGCCACATTGCTTCGTTGGCACAGCCATTTACGTCCATGATACGGGTAATTTCATGCAGTTTTGCAATATCCAAGTTACCCGGAGTATAGCCAACTGTTTCACCGTCTGAAAGAACTTTAGGTATGATACCTTGTGAACCAACAGAAGTAGTTGTGCTTAATCCGGTATTGTTGACAATATTACCACGCATGATTTTAAACTCAACATCGTCTTTAAAACGAGTATTTGACTTAACCAATCCTTTGTAAGTAAACAAACTTGTTCCAGCTTGTGCGCCACCTGCGGGCTGGTCGCCAGAGAAACCACCTGTGTAATACACTTCGGTCATTTCTGCAAGGTCAGTAGCACTCCATGTTTCTCTCATTTCAGTAATGGTGTTAGAATACTTCTGGTCTAACTGAATCATTGGTTGATTAGTTGTAGAAGCCTCACCAGCATCCATAATACCACCAAAAATCAATACGTCAGTAGCAAGGAAAGAAGAACTTCCCGCAGACGCAAGCGATTGGGTAGATATTTTTGGACGTACTGTAAATGTGAACGCATTAGCCGTTGTGCCTGTGATTGCCAAGATTTGACCTTCTACGTTAGTAGAGGCAACCCTAACAGTTTCACCGGGACGAAGGGGAGTTTGTGTTCCTGAATTGTAGTGATAACCTGATGCAAGTGTAAGGGTAATTGTAGCACCCGCAGAAGAAGAAACATCTGCTGCTGCTTGCACTCCTGTTACCAATTTGCCCCTGTTTTCAAACCAAAAGAAGTCCCTGTTTTTAACTTCTTCCATACCTGCATAGGTAGCTAACCACCATGTAAAATCTTCGTTGCCGTATTTTTCTACATAGTTTTTATAAAACTGTGGTGTCAATAACTGTAAGTCAGACACCAACTGTCTTGTTACTCCACCCGATAAACTAATGTTACCCGGTTGGAGTATGTTTGAGGTAGGTATTCCTGCCATTTTATTTAAAAATTAATTGTTGTAAAAAATTGTTTCCTTACTTAGCGTTCCAAATAAATTCAATCTGCTTGTCAATATCAGATTGTCCGCTACCTGTCTGCGTATTATGCGGACTTCCGGTAACATTGATGTTTGATTTTACTTTCCGGTAATGCTTGCTAACATTAGCTCCTACTTCATTAACTACCTTTTGCAGTATATCATCTTTCTTCCTTAAAAGCGTAACATCTGCCATTAGTTGATTGATATTAGGGCTTCCGTCTTTGTTGAACCACCGGGAATTAATAAATTCATCCACCGGGAAATCTTTCAATTCTTCCTTTAAAGCAACTTTTTCTTCTTCTGACATGATAAATGAAACCGGTATTTCAACTTCCTCGTCTTTATACTTAGTTTCAAATCCATTAAATTTAGAATATTCGCTTTCAAGAGTTGATAGGTACGACTCCCTTAATTTTGTTAGCTGCTGCAATTCCGTTTGCTGCCTTGCTTCCGCAATCTTAGGGTCTTCCCCTTTTTGAATATCTGGTAATACTAATTCGCTTCTTAATTTTTCCAAATCGGGTTTTGCAAGTTTCGCTTCAATAACCAATTCTCTTTTCCTATCTTCAACTTGTGCCTCCCAATTAGAAACTATTTTTTGATACTCGTCATCACTTTCTAAGCCTTGTTCTGGCTTTTGAGGCAATGAATATTTTTTTCTAAACAAAAAATCTACATCATCATCTGTCAGGTCTATATTTTTTGATTTAAGACTTAGTTTAACAATGTCTTCTGCTTGCTTTAAGTCTGTTGCGTCTGCACTTGCCAATTTATCTAACTGTATTTTTCGGGTTAGGTGGGAATATAAATCATCTACCTTTCCTTCTTTAGCATATTCAAAAAACTTGCGGCTATCTTCATTTGCAAATTCAATAGGAGAATCTGCTTTCTTTTTTAGGTTTTCTACTTCCGCAATAGCTTGTTCTTCATTCTCCCACCCAAACTTATCTTTCCAAATAAAAGGCTTCGCCTCTTCCACCACTTTTGTTTCAACTACTTCTTTTTCGGTAGGAGCAGCAACTTGTTCGGTTACTACTTCTTGTCTTTCTTCGCCTTCAGCCCTTTCATTCCAACTTTCAGGAGAAAAGGGATTTTGTACTTGTGCTTCCGTTTCAACAACTTGTGTTTGTTCTGACATACCGTATTTTTAATTATTAAATTGGTGTAGTTAAAAACAAAATAACTTTCCCATCAGTAGCGGCACTTGCCCCACCTACTTGAATAAATTTAGTCCCCACTGTGACCTTATAATTACCTGCTGCTGAAATAGAAGTAACTGCACTCCCTGTTGCAAGGTTGGTAGCTTGTACTGCCGTATAGTTAGCGGAAGATTTTGCACTTCCATCGCTTATCGACTGCACTGCACCCGAATCGTTTGTGCCTGTTATATTTACTGTTCCAGATACCGAACCGCTTACATGGACTGTACAATTCTGCCATTGGCTAACGTCAACCTTCACTCCATTATTGGCGTTGAAATCACTTGTTACATCTAATATTTGGCTTATCATTTTATTTTAAGTTTTATACTATTAATACTGATACCTCTTCGCTTACTGCTAAAAATCCCGGAGTAGAAGTTGAATCCAACGACCTGTCCGGCTGTATTGGCGTTATTTTAAAACTATGCCCTTTGCTATCTACAAACGATATTTTACCTGTCTTGCTGCTTGATGAAAGGGTGCAAAGTTGCCCTACTGCTAATGTGCTTAGATAAGTTACAGAATCAGCACCATTCATAGTTACGGTTACGTCCTGACCCCTAAGAGCCTGACTTGATGTTCTATTCGTAATTAATGCCATTATTTTATAATTTATGCAGCAATTTCTTGTTGCGGGTTAACGGGTTGTTCTGTTTGCATTTGTACCTGTTCCATTGGTGGCTGTTGTGGCTGATTCATAGATTGAATAATAGCCGATTTTTGTTCTTCATTTTGAACTACTAATGGAAGCATCAGGTTTTCAATAGTAGCATTAACAAAAGGTTGCAGATTTGAAGGGATTTGAATACCCTTACCTAATAACCCCGTAACCATTGTTATTGTAGCGTTCTTTGCTGACCATTCACCTTCAATTCTCTTTTGCTCTAAGTCAATGTCGCCTTTATTGCTTTCGGTTTTTCTTTTTTCTTCTTCGGCTACGATTGCTGTTTCTTTCTGTGCTTTAAAAGTAGCTTCTTGGTTTTGTTGTGCTGTCATTTGCTGATGCAGCAACATTTTCTTTTGCCCTTGCCTAAATAAAGCCTCTGCTAATTTCACATCTTCTTTTGCTATTCTTGATAATTGGAAAGGGTCTATAAACAAAACCAAATCTTGATTTGTAGCTATCGCCTGATTTAGTAACGCTTCAAACTTAGCCACTTGATTAGCGTCTGGCAATAACTCTATTTTAGTACCAAAAATTCTTCCTGCTATGCTTTCTTCATTAACTATTTTACGATACACTTCCGCACCATACACTACTGAATCTTTTAACAAACAAGAAACTTTTCTTGCCGTATCTTGAATAACTCTTACATAACCATCATAAATATAATCAGTAGCATAAGCTGCCATTTGTTGCGAAGCATCTACATTACCTGCGGCAACTCTTGGCTGTAATGCTTGCGACATTAAATTAGGGTCTTCCCCCAATTCATCTTTTAGCACTTGGTAATGAAACCGATAAAGTTCAATAAGCCCCTGCATTTGTGGTAAGAATCCCGCATTGGCTATTTCGGTTATAGGTACAGGTATTTGCTTTCCCTCTGCATCCGTTCCTCTGTAATACAATGTACCTGTTTGGTCATATAGTTTTTGTACGTCAATAGTCTTGTTTGCATCACCTAATCCATAGTCAATATTTTGTAAAGCGTCCCAATTAATCATCGCCCCCGTTGGTCGCATCTTTGCAATTAATTGCTCCATACGAAGGCATACGGCAATCATTTGGTCAACTGGTTCTTGAATTTTTTCCGGGATAGCCAAAGTAGTCATATCGTAGTTCTGTGGCATATAGAAACTATATGAGAACTCTGCATTACCTATTTCTTTGGGGTCTTGGGGTCTTATCATGTTCTTCTTCAATCCCCACTCCAACATCTTTTTTGTGGTTCTTGCATATACCCCTCTGTAAATATTAATCTTCGTATCTTCTACTATCTCTTGATTATCCTCTTTCTTTTCAGGCTTTCCCTTACGAATAATAGTGCTTTTGTTTTTCTTAGTAGTAGTTACTGTGTAGGCTTCGCTATCTACTGTTTTAAACTCAAATTCTGTAATGTCAACATTCCATTCATCATAAGGACGAAGAAAAGAAACATTCCATTGTGTCATCCATGAAATGTTATCATACAGTTGATAATCCTTTGCTGATTGGGCAATATCCCAAATTTCTTCTTCTGATAATGCGTTTGGATTATTGGGATTGAACTCTTTCCCGTACTTTTTCCTTAGTTCACTTATTTTATAAGTAGTAAACCTTCCTCTCCATGTAGTATCTCTAAAGTCGGGGAATACAGAGTAAGAATAGAAGCAATCTTCGGGTTTTAGCCATTCAATGTGAATCACTCCTTCGCTATCCATCCAAGTAGATGTACCTAAAAATCCGACCTCCGTACCGTCATGCAGCAACTTTTCTTTTAAAACATCAAAAAAGCCGTTGGCTTGCAAAACATCATTACATCCTAATTCGTATAGTATTTCTTCTGGAAGTCTTAAAAATTGAGACTGCCAAAGTTTTAATTCGTCTTTGTCACCGGGTAGGCCTTGTTCTTGTGGAAGGATTTGAACTCCTGATTGCTCTTGTAGTTGTTCTAATTGCCGTTTGTTTTCTATTAAAAATTCAAGCCTTTCATATTCATCTTGCTTTTCTTTTACCGAAAGTGTATCGGTAGCTGTTACCTGTATCTTTTCACTCCTTGCCATCCACCTTCCAACTAAGCCGCAAACAATACGATTGCATACGTTTATCGGCATCCAAAGAAGGTTTAGGTAGTTTTGTTTCCCGTTAAACTCAAACAAATCCTGCCATTTGGACATTGGTATTCTCCCGGTAGCATAAGCCCGGTTAAGTTTCCATCTTTGATTGCGTGTCCAAAAGTAGCTTGAAGAACCCCCGTTTACCGTAGCTTCGAGATATTGTGCAAGGGAAAGACCGTATTTAAAATCTGATTTCTCCTTAATAGATAAGGAATCAAGTTGGAACGCCTTTATAATTTCGGCTGTCCCACCAGACATGGTTGACGGATTATTATTAGGTGTCACGGATTAAAAACGGGTTATACTATCCAAAGATAGATAATTTTCAATAATCCAAAACTATTTTTTGGCCGTTTTAATTGTATTGATTATAAACACCCATGTTTGGATAGATGCTTACCAACGGGTATTTTAGTGGGACAGGAACTATTGGACGTTCCGAAAGTACCGCATTGGTTATTAAAAAACTTACAGTAATGTCCGACTTTGTTCTGTCATTTGGGTCAAAATTTTCTGCATCATCAAATAACTCATCAAAATCTATATCCTCACAATGATTCTCAAAATACGATATTCCTAAATCTGCTTGTTTGGTGAGGCTATACGGGGTAGTTGGAACTCCCCTATGTCTTTCCGTTTCTTTTATTTTCATAGGGTCAATAAGTATTAATGGATATGTCCCTAAGTAGTGAAGCCTTCCTCTTTGCTTGAAATAAGTATAATAGTCATCGCTGTTATGCTCATAAAAAGCCTGCACCCCTAACCATTCTGCACAAAGCAATACTTGTTGATGCAGCGTATCCTTTTCAGCCGGTCTTCCGTATATGTGTCCAATAACCTTTTTTCGCCGCCCGTTTTTTGATTTTGTGCCTGCCCACCCAGACGCTTTTGAACCCCATTTTTGCCCTCCTTGACTATTGGAATAACCGTCAATACCTATTGCTCCAAAATCTTGATTAGCTGGCTTTCGTAAACTTCCCTCTTTTTCAAATTTATTTGCTCTTGCTGCGTCTAAGGGGAAGTCAGGAGAAACCTGCCAATGAAAAGATTTTTCTTTTGCTACAATATCACGCCACTTTACAAGTTGAGTATCTTCATCTCTGTAAAACCAAATACTTCTTTTAGGGATAGGATTTTCTTGTAATTCTTTTCTTCGTTTGGCTATATTAAAACTATTAAAAATACAAGTATCGGCATCAACACTAAATGCCTCGTCAATAGTTCTTGGTTCTTTTCTGATACGAGCAAATAAAGACCGTTGATTATCTTTTACACTTTCCCTGTCAGATAAAATTTCTTTTACTGTTTTTTCAATATCAGGATAACCATAAATATCAAAATTTCTTCCTTCGTCAGAAGTTTGAAAAAACCTATATAGACCGCTTTGGGTCATCCCGTTTTCTTGTTTGTTTGCCTGATTACTTGATTTCCATAATTCTTTTGCCGCTTCTTGAACTCCATCTTTATCACTATCAAGTTTTTCAACTGTTGTTGAATACAAAGCCTTTCCTATTATTTTACCTTCTTCATCAAGCAAACAATAACGTATAACCTCATGCCTATCGAAGATATTAGCCTCGGAAGTTTTCCCCCACTCATCACTGAAATATCGGTGCAGCTTTTGGCCGTCATAATGAATAGGGTCTGCACTGCCCCAGTCAATAGTAGAACCTAATTCATCTTTATCAATTCCGTCTTCCGCTTTTTTACCCCGTATGTTTGTTTGCTGAAACCTTATTTCTGTTTTAGGATTAACCCCTAACGACATATCATATTCAGGTCTGAAAAATCTTGGGAATTTTCTAAACGGGTAAACTACCGCCTTCCCAAATACTTTCTTAGCGTCATTGCCTGTCTTAGATTGCAATGCTCCATTAACCATTTTTGTTCTTGTAACATATTCCAATATAAATAAGCCACCCATGAAAGTTTTTAAAAACCTTCTTTTTGTTACATCAATCATTCCCATACATAGGGGGTCTTCTATGCAGTATTGCAGAAAATATGTTTTGTGAAGGTGGGGAATTATAAATTTAGCATACCCTATATCTATACTAAACCATTGAAGCAGCATATAGTAAAAGCCAGTAAGGTAAACCGCCTTACCATTATTCATAAACCAAAAACCATTCAGTCTCCTATCCCATTCTTGCCTTTTAAATTCTTCATACTTTTCATCCCTAAACGGCTCGTCATCATCTTTTTTTCTTTTTAAATATTCGTCTTCTCTTTTTGTAACCTCTTTATACCAAGACGGGTATGGTAGCCTTTCCCAATATTGTTCATTTGGATTTTCGGAACGAGAATAAATACCCCTATATTCTAACTGATTATTAATAAAATTAACCACATACCCTTCTGGTGGTATATTGCAATCAAGCCCCTGTATGTTTATTACAGTGCCATTTTCAATAGGGTAGTACATATTTATCTTTTCATACCCGCCGAACCGCCTATACTATCGGCTATTGATTCAGGAGTTGTAATTTTATAGACTGGCGTTTGAGTATCTTTTGCTTCATCGTTTGTAATACCAGCAGTGGATTCAAGAGTTTTTACCGCAATCGCAATTCCTGCTGCTTCATTCCAAGCTATTTTTAGCCTCTCAAAACTTTTATCTTTTGCATCCGCAATATCCAAAGTAGCTAAACTTTGCTTATTAAGCATATCTGCTAATTCATTCATCTTACGATTCAAAGAGTAGAATAATTTCGCAGCACCGTTGGTTTCATACAACGCAAGCCTACCCCTTAATTCCTCAATCGTATCAGCCATAAATTATTTGTTTTGCATCATTAACCTCAATCCCTACCAGCAAAGCCCCAGAATTAACTAAATCTGTAAGGTTGTGGTCTATTGCTATTGCTTCGGGTTCTCTGCCGTGTTCTTCATCTCCAAATGGTCGAAATCTAATTATTGTTTCGTCCCTTCCTTTTTCATTTCTGAAAATTATTTCTGCATCACAAGCCTTTAGTGTTCTTACTACTTTCCCTTTTAATTCACCTGTTTTTACAAATAAGGTGTCTTTTACTTTTGTAGGTTCAATACCTTCAAGACTACCCTTATACGGTTCAAATACCCTTTCGGCTACTGCATAGTTTTTGCAAGGTTGCCACTCTGTATCCCCTGCCATTTTCCATAGATAGCATTGTTCTTCCGGGATTGAAAATACTTCTACTTCTGACTTAGTTTCATCTTCGCTTAAATAAGAGTGGTCAAATACTTTATAAGTATCACTTAATGCGTTAAAGTGAAACAAAATAAGTGCATCTTTTGGTACTTCTTCGGCAGATACCACTACTCCAAATACTTGTTGAGTATATTTCCTGTCTAAATTATTCCAATCTCTTTCAAGTATTATTTCAGTACCGTCCGAAAACGTATAAGCATTTTTTTGCTGTCTGTCCGATTTAACAATTATTCTGCCGGGTACAAATTTCACATCCATATCTCCAAAGATATAAAATAATTTAATCGGGATACACTCTTTCTGCCGCCCACTCTTGTATAATCTTAGGCAACGGTTCATCAATGGGTATTAAATCTTTTTCTGGGTCAAACCATCTTTGCGGAATAAATACATCGCTGCCATCTAATTTAACATCGTGGTTAACACCAAATACTTCTTCTTGTATGTGTATCACCTTTTGCTTCATTATGTCTCTTTTTCTGACAAAACCCATGTGGTATATCTTAATATATTCAATGAAGTTTTCTTGTGCTGGTGCTGCTATGCTTTCGCCATCACCGTAACTCAAATATTCATTCTTTGCCAATCGTATAACTATCGGGGAGCATGGCATCCTGTTTTGTGGTACTGATAATTGAAGATAAGGAGACTGCCAAAGATTAACCCTCTTGCATAAATAAGCCTCTGCACCTTGTTCTATTGCAATTCTAAGCCACTTATAAGAAGACTCATGTAATATTTCATCGGCTTGTTGGAGGTAATAATAATCGGAACTAAGATGCTTCAACGCTACATTCTGAAAGTAATTTAATTTTTCTTTCCCGGTTTGTGCCACCCATTCAGAATTATCAAGCAATATTACTTTTGTTTTGTAATCTTCAAACTGCTTTATAAACTCTGCTGTCCCATCTGTGCTTCCTGCATCTAATACCACTACTTCATCGCAGCACTCTTTTAAAGAAAGGATTGACTCTTTCAAACAATAATCTTGAGAAAGACCATTATAACTCCAAACAATTCCCCCTAATGTTTTATTCATTTGGCATTTTGTTTAAAAATCGCTTAGGCTTATTATACTTAATACACGCATCATTCCACGACTTAGCGGCTTCTATTTCCTTATCAAATATTCCTATATTAATAGGAATGTCATTAACGTACATCCTCACTCTAAATTTATTTTTATGTGGCTCAACTCCAATATATTTTCTTATACGATTTGGCTCATCCGGTTCAAATGGCGTATTATCATTTTTAGGAATAATATTCAGATTTGCGTATTTTCCAAAATACCTAACAGCTAATTTATTGTACTTTTTAGCCGCATTGATAGCATATTTATAATATCCGCCATATATCTGTATCTTATCCACTTCAATTTTAACACGGTACAGTCCAGCATCATTTTGAAAATGCACCCCTTTAAACCCACTTTTATTATTAACCGGTATTGATGTATTTCGACAATTCTCTTTATGAGAAACTAATCTCAAATTACACTCTCTATTATCTAATGGATTTCTATTCTTATGGTCTATTTCTTTTCCATATACCCCCATAATAAATGCGTGGAGTAAGATACATTTGGGTAGGTTTTTATTATCTGATTTTAAACGATTGCTGCCTACACAATTATACCCCCCCCCCTCTTTATTATATGCCAAT